ACCCCCTTAGAGCCACCGCCCGCACCCTTAAACAAATTAGTAAGCATGTTCTCAATGCCGGATTGAGCAATCTTTAAAGCGATATTTTCAAGCATAGAACCAAAAGCTTGTTGCACGCTATAAGTGCCGTTTATCATCCCTCTAAAACCGTCGGTAATAGTTGAAGATAATTCTTTTGCCGCCGCAACTTCCGCCGCTTTGCCTTGTTGAGCGGTATCTACAACTTGCTGTTGGAAGTTTTGTTCCGCTTGTAGCTTAGTTAATAGTTGCTTTTCGTATTCTTCCCGGTCTTTTTGGCTGAGTTGCGATAAATCGGTTACGCCTCGTCTTTTAAGTTCTAAAATAGCTTGTTGTAATCTTACTTCCGCTTGCAATTCCGCATTTTTAGCATCATTTGTTATCTTTAACTTTTCTTCTTCGGTTAATTTAACATTTGAAAGCTTTTCGGTCGTATCCATTGCGTTATAAGACTTAGTAAGAGCCGCTTCTTGCTCTAGTGCCGCTATCTTATCGTTCATCACTTGGTCTTCATATTGTTTTTCAAGATTTAAAAGCTCTGTTTGTGATTGATTTTGTTCGGCTAATCCTTTTGTAGAAGTAGATTTATACAAAGAAATTAATCTCCGTTGTAATTCTATTTTCTTCTGAAGGATTTGAGCATCGGTATAATCATTTTGAGCAATATCTAAATCCGATTGAGATTTGGCAAGGTCGGCTTGTCCGCTCAAAATTGAATCATAAGATTTACCCTTTTTATGAGTTCCGCTTTTATCACTATCAACAAATCCGGTTTGTGTAGTTGCTTTCTTTTTTGTTTTCTTCGAATCTTTATCGATTTGAGCTATCTTCTTTTGATAGTCTTTTATATTTGTCAAACTTTGATTATAATAGCCTTGTTGTTCCTTTGCGTAGCCTTCATAAGCGGCTTTGTTCATTGCATCCGGCGCTGTTTTAGCGTTCGCATTAGCCTTATCTACTTTTGATTTATATTCCTTTGCAAGCGCTTCCTCTTCTCTAAGTTGGTCTTGCATCTTTTGCTTAGGAGTTCTAGCCGCCGCTTTTCTAGCATCCGCCGCGCCCGGTAAGTTATCATAAACCGTCTTAATAACGATTTTAAACGGTTGCGCTATCGCCTTTGTGAATTTACTTAAAGCCGTTAATACTTGACCGATAGCATCTGCAGTACCGATTAAAACTTCGACCGCCGCTTTAGCCATAGGTAAGAACTTATCGCCTATTTGCTTCCCTAACAAAGTCCAGTTATCTTGCATTGTGGAAATTCTACCGTTTAGGGTATTGGATTGTTTTTCCATCATTCCATAGAAGCGACCGCCTTCACTTGTTACATCAACAAAAGCTTGTCTTACTTGAGAGAATGGGATTAATCCTTTTTCCATCTCGTCTTTAAGCGTACCCATAGACTTACCTGTACGCTCGCTAATCGCTTGCAATGGGTTAAAGCCTACATTTACCATTTGTAAAAGGTCTTGCCCCATTAAACGACCTGTTGAGCCGGATTGGGCAAACGCTAAAGCTAAACTATTTAATTTTTCTTGATTACCGCCGGCAACATCACCCAACATTTTTAAATCGGGTACTATGTTTGCGTTTGTTTCGCCGAAAGATAATAATAATTTTGCGTTTTCCGCTAGTCCTTGAGAAGTCATCGGGGTAACGGTTGCTAATTGTATCAATGATTTTGTTAAAGCATCGCCCGCCTCCGCGCCGCCCGCTAAAACCTCGAAAGATGTACTTAATTGCTCGAATTCACCGGATATTTGAACGGTCTTAACTATCATAGCTCCAAGAGCCGCACCGACTGCCGCCGCCGCTCCGATTATAAGCCCCATTTTACCGGCAAAGAAGCCCGCGCTATTGCCACTACTAGCAATTGATGACTCATAATTTGATAACGCTTGTTTATTAGAAGCTAGAGCGACTTTATTTCTATCAACCGCTATGGTCATAGAATTTAGCTTGTCTTTAGCCTCTTGTGTTTTGTCTCCGGTTTGTTTCAATTGCAACTTATAAGTAGCTAAAGCCAATTGCGTTTTTTGCAACTCCTTACTACTATTAGCCACAGCCGTCTTGAAATTATTTAATTTAGTATCGGTATCTTGCAATCCGCCTTTGATTATTTTAAAAGCTTGGTCTATACCTTTGGTATCGCAATTTATAACCGTACTTAATTTTGCTATTTCGTTTCCGGACATTCCGTCTTATTCCTTCTGTTGTCGATTACCGGGGCAAACATCATTAATTTGTTAATCGAGTCTTCGTCTTCTTTTAACTTTTCGGCTTTGGTTTTGATTGTTCCGTTAGTAATGCCCTCGTACATAAGCAATAGCATTATTTTACGAGGGGTACTTAGCCAAAAATCTTTCTCTTTAATTCCAAGTCTTAGCGCTTGAAAAAGATAATATCCAATATAGAACGGCGTTTCTTTTTTTTTACTACCGTCTCGTTCTTTTTGCCTTCTTCAACCATTTGCTCGTATTCGTCGGGCAATTTCGCGCATCTTATGAACTCCGCCATACAAGTAGCGAAAAGACTAGCGAAATATGGATAATCCTTTAAAATATCGATGCTAAAATCCGGTTGATAACGTAAGAACCCGATATGGCAGAAATTTATAATATCCGCCAATGGTTTAGCCCTCAAGTCATCAACGACATTAACTAAGCTAAAAAAGACATTTTCATGTGCCTCTTCTAACTTAGCGATTGCGTTGAATTCGTAAACGATTTTATAAACGTTTCCATTTATAGTTATTTCGGTATAACCGTCTTTAATGTCGTGAAAACTCATATTACTCCTATGGGCTTACTATTGCCGCAAGTGCCGCGCCAGTTTCGTTGATTGTTACAGCTAACGCGTTTGTAGCGCTTGAGAATTGGTATTTTGAATTGATGCCGGTTACGCTGATTGAAACGTCGCCGTATTCGCCATCATTACCTTTGAAGCTCCATTCGTTGATTTTGCACTTCATAAAGTGTAAGTGCATATCAGCCGCGCCGCTTAAAGTTCCTGTATAGTCAATCAAGCAAGCAAGTTGAGCATAGTTATCAACTTTACCAAGTTTGTAACCATAAGTTTGAACACCCGCCGGTGATACGCCGGAAGATACCAAAGTACCGCCAAATAACGCCTTCATAACATCAAGGCTAAATGTTCCCGATGTCAATTTGATAGTTATTTTTTTAGTTTCGGTGTAAACGTCCGATGTTTCGTTGTCTTGACGGAGTTCTTTTTCGTCCATCTCAAAGTTGTAATCTATGCTGATAACCGGAATATCTATTCCCGCTCCGCAAGTGTAAGCCGTTAAGCTGTCTGCAGTGATTGGAAAGAGCTTGCAATCTTTCACGCCATGTGTAATAACTCCTGTTGGTACTGTCATTTGTTTAATCTCCTATTTTCTTGTAATACATTAGTTTTTCTCGCCTATAACCTCGATATTGAAGACATAATAAAATATGCCATTATCCTTTTTTAAAAAAGTTGGCTTTGAAATCGGTTTAAATACATATTTAAGACTGTTTATCGTCATACCTACTTGATTCGGTTGGTATGCACTAAAAAAGTGGCTATAAATAGCGAATAGATTAGTTAAGCAATTCTTAGGGCTTGTATCACGTCTCAAAAATTGTATTGAATATCTACCGGTCTTTGGCTCACTATCATAAATAGATACGCAAGTTAAAACGTTTGTGGTCGTGTCGTTATAAGACTCGATAAAATCGGTAGTAGCCATCAAGGATTTACTTACCAAGTATGTTTTTAAATCTTCTATGAAAAAGGTCATTGTATCCCCGCTTTTTTGGCTTCGCTTTTAATGTTTTTCGTAACATTTTTTATTTTGGAATTCCAAGCCTTCTCAAGATACTTTGAACTTCCCTCTTTAACGTATTCTTTCTTGCCGCCATAAGTGTAGTAGTCACCGCTTCCGTCGTGCGACATGTTCAAATCTTCGTGTTGTCTATGAGCATAAGGGGTATTAAATGAAATATAGAGCTTGTCTACGCTTGCATTGATTTGTGATTTTTTAGCAGATTTTACACTCCCGGTCTTAGCTTGAGAAAATGCCTCTTGAGCGTTAATGTCCTTGTTAATCGATATTGTTCCGCTACGGCTTAGTGTTCCGGTTTGCTTCGGGCAATTCTTTACACCTTCGGCTAATATCTCTTCCGCTGTTAAATAAGAGCCTATTGCAACCGCCGCTTTAAGCCCCTTCGCTACGTTATCGCCATTCCAAGTTAAGGTCATTGAAAACCACCTTTTGATGTGTTATAATGTGTGAATGAAAAAATTAGAGCTTATAATTTCCACCGAAATAATATCGAGAGAAGTAATCTTCGATAAAACTCTTGATGTTTATAATCCTTATAATGAGGAAAAGAGCAAAGTGTCTTATATCGTAAAATGCTTCAAGTGCGGCGCATCTGTTAGCGTTGATAGACCTTTAAAAGATTCCGAAGTAGCCTTTTGCGATAATTGTCAATTTAATTGGCGTGATGAAGATTAAAATCTATACTCGTAATGGTCTATTGTTCCGAATAAATGGCTTGTTAGGGTATCTTTGAAGCTTATTTCTCTATCTCGACCCTCGTAGACTATTAAATCACTATCATTTAACAATTCATTAGTGAGAAGTAAGTTGTCTGTTATAATCAAGACTCCTTTACCGTCTACACGTTGCTTTGTTTTGTTTTGGATAGCCCCTTTGATTGTCTTTGTTGCGCTTACAGGGTCGGAAAAGCCATCGTCTACTTTATCGTATCTTATAGTCACGTCGTCGGTGTATAGAACGCCTAGCATACTTTAAATCCTTTTCTAATCCATTTATCAAGATATTCGCTCGCCTCAACGCAAATAATACCTTGAGGGTTGTAATTATCACTAAATGTATAGCTTTCGTTACCCATGCTCATTGACTTAATGCTCATTCTTTGAAGGTTTAAGACTTGGTTATTCTTATTTTGATACAACCATAAGGCAAGCTCGGATTGAGCGTTCTTAACGTCCTGTGGAGTGCCATCATAAACGTTCGATATTGTTACGGTAAATGATTTGCTAGAATAATGACGTGGGAACTCTAGTAATTGCGTTGAAATAGTTTTATTACCGGTAAAATGTAATGTTTCCATTTTTCTACAAGCCATTTTAAGACATATTTCTTTTGTGGGCGCGTCTAATGCCGTCCATTCGGCATTTTTAAACGTATCCGCAAAGTATGAATCAGCTTCGGCAACGGTTGTATAGCTATCTGTTCCTATTGTTATTGTCATTTTCTTACCTTTAAAATATCTTTATTGTAACAAATAGCCTCTCTCAACTTGATTAAGTCATCCTTTAACACCGGGTACTTAATAATCAAAGAGCCTATATAAATCAAAAGATTTGTATATTTTTTACAATTCGCCGGGCTGACTCTGCTTAATCGCCCTAAGGCGAAGGCTATTATAGCCGTTAAAATCAAGCTAATCATTCTTTTTCACCTTTTTAGCTTCTACTTTTTCGTAGCCGCTTGCTTCGAATTCCGCTAGGTCTTTTTCATCTATTTGGTGAACTAAATCACCTTTTTTAACTTTAATCATGTCGAAATCTCCTTATGTTAGTATTGGTTTATGAGGTAGCCCAATTATAGGCTACCGATATAAAACAACGACTAAGCCATTAAATCAGCATTTTTCAATGCCGTAATGATTGCGTTAAGTTTTACCTTGTTTGAATTGCAAAGAGTGATTACCGTTGCCAAGTCCGTAGCATCAACTACCGCTTGAGCCGCAACCGTAGCGCATTTCTTAGATTCTAGCGCCTCTCTTAATACAGGGTGTAATCCGGTTTTTTCCGCTACTTTAACAGCCATTATTCACCGTCCTTTTTTGTTGCATCGGCTAGCTTCTTTTCTAGCGATTCTTTAGTGTCATCGTCGGTTACTTCTAACCCTTCGATTGCTTCGACCTTAGCTTTTAAGTCTGCTAGCTCTGTGGCATCCGCCGCATCCGCTAATTTTTGTTCGAGAGTTTCGATGGTGTCATCGTCCGCAACTTCTAAGCCTTCCGTAGCTTCTACTTGAACCTTTAGAAGAGCCAATTTAGCCGCCTCTATTTCGTTTAAAGCTTTGGCTTTTGGACTTTCGTACTCTAATGCTGAAAGCTCCTCGAGTGTCCAAGATTTAGCACGAATATACTCAACTTGAGCATCTGCGCCCATCTTTTTAAATGGTACTTCTTTTGGCGTTGCATCTTTTGACGGTAATTCGTAATCAAAACCCAAATCCGTCATCTTTTTGATAACGTCTTCATCGTTAGTCTCAAAAAAGCCGTCTTCGAACTTTGCCAAAACTTTATCGTTTTGAGCATCCCATATAATTACGGCGTTTTCGTCTTGTTTGAATTTCATGTGTTATCCTTTCCCTTTATTGAGTAAAAACCGCTCACTATAAGAGCAAGCGGCTTTCAGTTAGTTACCTATACGATTGCTAAACCTGTGATTTTAGCGTGTCTAGTTTCGTGACCGTAATCTATGCCGATTTCGCCATAAATTTGTCCTTGCTCTGCCGCACCTACTTTAGCCAAATCTTCATAGAATAAAGTACCTTTGTTTGGTATTTCTTTGAATACAGGTTTAATGTAGTTCATTGAAGCGAGTAATACGGTGTCTGTTGGGATTGTTGGGTCAAACACTACCATTACGTTACCGAAATCGGTTTCGATTTGCTTAATGTTTACGCCACCGATATTTCTATCCATTGGGCAATATCCATAAGCCGCTGATACCTTTTGCTTTTGGAAAGCATTGCAGAATAATACTATGTTAGTAAAATCTACACCGTTGCTAACCGCTAGGGCAAATAATTGCTCTAAAAGCGTTTTTGATAGTGTTGCTGTTGCCGCCGCCACCGCGTTAGTTGTGATAGCCGGTAAAAGACCTCTTGTCTTGACCGCTGTTGTCGCGTTTGTTTCATCCGCAAATACACCGTTTAGGAAAGTGTAGTTAGCATCAAGCGCAACTTGTTTCAAGTTTTGCTCGATTTGGAATGTTTTTTCATCCGCGATAGGTTGAGCTTCGCCGTTTACGTTGATACCGCTTAGTTCATTACCATTGCCCATTTTAGCGTAAGAAATGTTTACCGCTCTTTGGAAGATTTGAACTACGTTATAAGCTTGCGCTCTAACGAAAGAGGTAGCCGTTGGCGCTGTTGCTGAACCTGTTTCAGTAATTGCCGGTTGTGCCGGATTTTCCATCGCGCTAGTTTGGCTCATTGCGAATTTAGTAGTCTTAACTACTCTTCCGCCGTTCATTCCACCAATCATATTTAAGAATGGTGTTTGAACTTGTCCTAATTGTAGGAATTCACCTACTAAATTAGGTGCGTTGTAAATTGTTGCTTGTCCTGCTACGTTTGCCATGATTGTTTCTCCTTATTTTTTGCTTGCTAATTGTAATTTCAAGGCAATTGAAGAAGTGATGTCGCCTTTTTTAAGCGCCTCTTTTTGCTTATCTAATATAGTTTGGACAGCCTCACCACCTAACCCATGATATGAGTTACCGGCGGATATAGGTTTAATCCAATGCTTTTTAGTTTCCGCAATATTCTTAATTTGCCCTTCGATGTCCTCGTTGTTCCAGTCTACTTTCGCCAAAACATCTTCTACATCGATAAAGTTGTACCCTTGAGCGATTTTCTCCGCACCGATTTGTTTTTCTCTAAGAGCGATTTTCTCTTCTTTTGAACTCAAATCGTTTTGTAGTTGCTCGATTGTTTGATTTTGTTTAGCTAATGTTTCTTTAACTAAATCAATGTCACTTTTACCATCTTCTTTAGGTACTCCCAATGCTTCGAGAATTTCACTAGAGGATAGTTTTTTGTTTTTAAGTTCTTCAACTTCTGCTTTTAGCGTTTTGCTTTCGTCTTTGTACTTGAGCATATCGCTTTTCATTGCATCGAAATTTTCTTTTTTAATCTCGATTTTGTCGGTTTCTACCGGTTTTTCGCCTACTGGCGGTTTTTCTTCGTTTGTCATTCTTGACGTCTCCTTAATATTTGAGTGTTACTAAACTTGATTCCAAGTGCTTTATACCTTGCCATTTAAGGTATGGATGTTCGTTTATATGCTTTTGTACGGCTTCTTTTGCCTCCGTTGAGTTAATCG